GGATACCCTACTTTCTCAAGATGAAAATCCAACGATTTTTCGTTGATTATCATCTTTGAAAGATCTTTAACCTTATTAGAGATGGACTCCAATCGAAGATCTAAGAACTTTTGTTCTAGATCCCTAATTGGTACTCCGTGTACCTCCTCTTTTCCAGATAGCCAATCATGACTTTCTGAAAGAGCAGTATACTCACATAATATGGCTAAAAGGCCTTTACCTCTATTTGAGAGGTAAGGCGGGACTAATGAGAAGCCCTCACTGAAATTAATGGGGAATCCCCAATTCTTCATTGACCTTAATAACGTATGATAGTCATATATTGACTTATCTGCATTATCAAGCAATGGGAAAGGGATTCCTGTTATCTCTACTCTGCCTACAAATCTTCTTTTAGCAAATTCTATAGAGGATCCTGTTGGATCAACTACCGATTTTGTTAAGTTGATTTGTAGACCTAGTTTTGACATTAATTCATAGTAATGTCTTGCAATAAGACTATCAAATATGACCACGTCATCTCCGAGTATTGCGTATTCAGTTGTTGGAACATACGTTCCATTTACAACGAAGTTACAATACTGCATGAGAAGATGGTGAGTCATTGCGAATGAAGCTCAAGAACTTAGAGCACCTAACGGTTGCCCTACAGTTCAGGAGACATTCGTCTTACCTGATTTTTCAGGTAATTTGAATAGTCGTTCTGTCATAAGTTTTGTTCATAATGATCCTAGATTGTCTTCCTCCGATAAAGGTTGGTTGTAAATTTTATTTATAACCAATTCAATTACCTTTACGGGGAAACGATCTGTTGCAGCTGTTAAGTCACATGAGGAAGCTGATGTTCTTTCTTTCATTTGGATCTGTTTACAGATTCCATCTTGATCGAAAGTTCCATCAACTCTCCATATTGATTTCAACTTCTGCATAAGGTCATTATGCAAACCAGAGAGAGCTATCTGCGAAAAATAATCTACGATAGCGAATAGTCTAGTTTTCCCTCCTGCTTCCGCAGAGAAGGATACTCTAGAGTGAATCACTTGTCGGGAAAGGTTACGTTTGTAACATTTCTTATACAAGTTTTCCACTATAGTGGTCAATTTATTCTGACCAATTAGCCTATTCCAAGAAGTGAAATTCTGGAAAAGAGACTCGTCTTTCTTCAATGCTAACGCATCGAGATGACTAGTCAACATTGCGGGTCCATTTGGACCTGACTTCGTTGTTAATCTCAATTCTTTGAATCTTAGCTTCTTGACATCTCC